GCTTCTAGTTCCATCATCCAGCTATCAGCAAACTCTTTTGCTGCCGCTTTACGTACTGCTGGACTAAAGGTTGCAAAACCATCGTCGTTACCAAATTCTTTGCCGTATGCTTTAGCAGCTCTGTCTGCGTGATACTTCCAAAGTGTAATTGCTTTGTCGTGGTCGTAAATGCCTTTTGCCCATTTCTTAGAAAGGTTCTTTTGAATTGGTGCTGTGCTTTGGTTGTATAGTGTGCCGTCGTTTTCAGCGTAAAGTACTAGTTCACGTACTTCATCTTCGTTTACTTCTTCAAGTAGTGATTCATCTGCTGATTCAACTAGTTCAGTTTTAAATGCACGGTATGAGTCCATCATTTCTTCAACTTTAACTGGCTGTGCGTTTGCACCGATGTGGCGGCGTAGACTTGTGTCAACGTTTTCACCTGGAATTTCAACTTCTACAGGTTCGCCTTCAACGTGGTCTCCGCTGTTAGCCCATTCTTCAATTTCTTCTGCTTCTTCGTCTTTAGCAACCCAATGTTCGCCTTCTGCGTCATAGCAATCGTGTTCACAGTCTGTTGTTGGGTGACCTTGTGTGTCTCCGCAATCTTTGCAGATCATCTCTGCTTCATCACTTTCTGGTGCTTCTGCGTCGATTGGACGAGCTTCAAGACCAGCTAGTTTTAGGATGTTGTTTAGTTCTGAAATATCCATTTTAGCTTCCTTTGTATTCTGTTTGCACTGGCGTGCGTGTTTTTTCTAGCTCGTCTAGAAATTTAGTTGTATGCTCATTGCCAAACGCATCTTTGTGGTCTGCATTTTCAACTTCGCTATAATCAGGGTCATTAAGTACTGCATTCTCTGGGTCTGCCGCTACTACTTCTTTTTCTTCCATATTGGCTTGATCAAGTATTTCACCTGGTTCATTTACTCCTCGTACACGAATGTCGTGTTCGCTAATTCCTAGCGTTTGAATCATTTCGTTTACAAGTATTTGTGGTACTACTGGCAAACGTGTTTTGAAGTCAATAATATAAACTTCACGTGCGCCTGTGTTGTAAAAATCAAGTGGTGCGCTTTGAAGAATTGTTTTCTTTGGTGCAGCCACGTCAAATGCATCATACTTACGTAAGTGCGTTTCTAATTTGTCAATTTGCTCATCTGTAAGCTCTACGATAGTTTTCAAGCGAAACTCGTATTCTTTTGCAGATTCTGCAAGATATTGTGTCAAGGTTTTCATTTCATATGCTCCTATACTCTACTACTATTTATGCAAGTAGACTTATTCTTTCTCGTTACTGTTATTGATCTGGTCCATTACGGCACTAATTATTTCGTTTCTGTCAACAATTATTTCTCCAGCACCCTGTACATCGTCTGGATCGTCGTTGTTTTTCATTTTATCTTTGGCTATAGCGTGCTTTAGTTTTTGTTGTTCAAGCTCTAGCTTTTGCTTTTGCAGTTGCATTTGGATAACTTTTAGCTTCTTATCCATCTTAGCTGTTTTAGCAGTTAGTGCATTTGTCATCATCTTACTAGCACTATCAAAGATAGTTGCAGCGTGTCGGTCTTCAACATTTGCTCCTAGTTCCATAAGATCATCAAATGCTACCATAGCTCTGTCTGCATAGTCGTCCATATCAGTGTCTAGTGCTTCTAGTCCACGTACTGGTGCCAGTGCGTCATTTACTTTGTCTGCTGTTGCAATTGCTGTTTCAATGTCGTCAATGCTGTATTCTTTTTCTTCTGGGTGTTGTTTTTCTAGACGGTCAATATCAAGGTTGTCAATATCAACATCAATAATATTTTCTTCAACGTCTGGTAAGTTAAACACTTCTTCTAACTTCTTTGTCATTTTCTTTTTCCTTTGGGTCCTGGCTTTTTCCTGCGCTTGCTACCCTGAGGTTTATTAAAAATCTCATTCTCTGTGATAACTCTAAACGCAATGCCCTGTTGCTTGCACCATTGTTGTGCAATCTTCCACTTGGCTTCGTTAACCATTGCTGCCGCTTGATCACTTGCACTCTTAGCATTTCCTTTGATTTGCTTGCTTGGCTTAACTTCTATAAGCTCAGCGTGCTTTCGATCATTTTTATCAACATACACAATAAAAAAGTCTGGAACATAAGTTGTTGCCTTACCTGTCATTGGATGGATATAAGGTATGCGGTGACTTTCACTTGCCCATCCTAGGATGCCTGGGTGACTGTCGCACATACGCATAAATGTAAGCTCCCACCCGCTACGATAGCGTGGTGCGTGTTTACCTATATATTTTTCTGGGTTCTTGGGTACATATACCCCTTGTTGATACTTTGGCATACTGCTATTTATCAACGCATAATATTCAGCTTTAGCTCTGCTCTACAGAAGTTGATTCTGGTTGGAATTGTACTGTAAATTGTGTAGGTGAGCTATCTGAATATGCCAGTGTATCTGATTGTACTGAAGTTATAATTGGATTCTTAAGATTCCAAGTACGCTTTTTCTGTCCTTCTTGTACAAGTTTAATATTCTTGATCATATAACGTTTTGCGGCACTAGTAACATTAAAACCCATCTCTGTAGTAAACTGTGGGTCAATTACTTCTGAAGTAGATCCTACATCAACAAATGTTGATATGCCGTTATTGTTATTATAATAGTTTTTGTTATAGCGTTCGATGAAGTCTACAAATTGATTATCAAAAGTATCAATAAAAGTAACTGTAACTGGATCATAGTTAATTTTAGATTGTATTACACGTTTCTTATTGTACTGATTAGCAATCATTGTATCGTAGCTATAGCTTGGAATGCTTGCGCTTACTACACGCAAATATGTTTCTGTTATGTCTGTTTGCTCAATACTCAGAGTAAAGTTAAATCTCTGTCTTGGTATTAAATCAAGAGTGCCCTCCGCATCGCTGCGGAAGACATCTTGTGCTTTATTGAGAATAGACATTAACCTATACTACCTTAACCTGTTGTAGTTGCTGTTGTAGATTGGCTAGTTGATGGAGCGCCACTGAATAGATCATCAGCACTATCGCTACCATCGTGATGGCTTGCATTGTCATAACGCAGGCTAACTGTGATTTGCTGTGCGTCTGATGTTGAATAATTGCTTTCACCGTATGCTACGTTTTGAATAAAGCAACCGTCTAGGCGCCAAGTATCAAGTGAAAGAGAACCTGCATTACCACCGTCTAGTGTTTCAATTTTAGTAAAGAACTTATATGCGCCGCCAGCTAGTGGTGCGCTTTGGTCTGCCATATCAATTTGCTTGTTCAACTGTTTGTTGATTTGTGTGATTACGTTGTTGTTTACATCATCACGGATTGTGATGCTTACTGGTTCCCAAGTGTGCTTACCAGCTAAAAAGATTTTTGAGTTGTAAACGTCAACTTGTACTTCTTCGTGTGAAAAAGTTGGGCGTGTAACGCTCATTACGTTACTGGTGATGATTTCAGTTGAATCAAAACCAAAAGTAACACGGAAGCGATATTGTAGCTTCGGCATTAGTGTAGTTTGTGCAACACCACCTGTTGATGGTACACCTAGATTTGTCAAAACGGCCATTGTCTATTCTCCTTATATAATAACTCAGTTTGTTGTTTCGCTGTATGTATTTATGCAAATAAGATAAAAAAAGAGGCAACCGAAGCTGCCTCTCAGGTAGTTAACTACCCTTTTATTAATATTATAGTGTACCTGTGTTAACAATACGAATTGGAATGTAAATAAACTCAACACTCTTAGTAGGCTCAATAGCTACATCGATGTAAAGTTCGTTACGATCAATACGTGCAGGTGTGTTGTTTGATTCATCACAAACAACAGCAAAGTCTGTAACACCACGCTTAGCTAGGATATCTAGAAGGAAGCCTTCTACAATAGCTTTAGCACGATCACGTGTTTGCTTGTCGTTTTGTTCAAACAAGAATGGACGTGTAATTTCGTCGAAGCGTTCACGTAGGTGAGCAACTAGGCGTGCTACGTTAACACGATCCAGAGCTGAGTCTGCTGCGTGTAGTGACTTCTGACCAAATAGTACAACACCTTCTGCTGGGAAGTTAGCAATTGGGTTTAGCTTAGCTGTGTACATAGCATCACGTTGACCTTGGTTTAGTGAGATTGCTTTGAACTCTTCTTCGCCTGTGATATAACCAACAGCACTACCGTTTTGTACAACACCACGTAGTAGACCAGCTGGAGCGAACCAAGGGAAGCTTACGCTGTCACTATATGCATATTGATAAAGCGCCATATGTGAAGCTGGAACAGTTACAGTGTCACCTGCTGGAGTTGTTGAACGTCCTGCTGGATAATATACTGCGCTGTACGTGTTCTTTGTTACAAGACCGTCTTCGCCATTTTCGCTTGCGCCTACGCCGCCAACCCAAGCAACTGCTTCTGTTGGTGATTTACGCATTGGTGTGTCGATGATGATGAAACCAGTTTCGCCACGATCGCTGTTTAGTGTTACTAGTTCGTCTGTTAGCTCTGGGAAGTTAGGAGCAACAAGAAGTGTAAAGTTACGAGCTGGATCACGTAGATCGTCGTTGCCTGTAACTGCCGCTTGCATTGCTGTTGCAATAACTTTACGCTGTGCCAAACGTCCAAATGCACCTGAACCGTCTGCGTGGTTAGCCGCTGCATTTCTCCAAGCACTGTCTGCTACGCTATATGAACGTACAGTGTTACCACTGTTCAACATATTGATTGCTAGCATACCTGTTGGATATAGTTGGTAGTCTGGACCGCCAGTGATAGTTGAAGCTACAACGCCACTTGCTGTTGCTGAGTCATCAGTGATGTCAGCAAATAGAACACCTTCGCTAGTTGACTGGTCTGTATTGTCACTTGCTGCCCAAGCTGTACCATTCCACTTATAAAGTGCTGGGATAGCTGTTGCGTCTGTGTCAATCCAAATGTCACTAGTTGTTAGGCTTGCGCCGCTTGCTTTAGTAGTTGGAGCTGATGTTGCGTACTGGATGTCTGCTGTTGCAACACGTTCCCAACCAGTTGAACCAACTGTTAGAATGTCGTATGCTGTTGCTGTTGCGTCAAACCATAGTGCGCCTTCTGCAGGAGTACCAACTGGTGCTGCCGCTTGTGCGTATACTGTACCAGTAATTGCCGCCGCCGCATTTGATGCAACTTTGTCAATTGTGAATCCGCCTGTTGCGTCATCTAGTAGAGTAACTACTGCGTTACCATTTGTTAGGCTTGCAATGTTTGTGTTTGAGCTACCATCTTGTGGAACATAGTTAACTGAACCTTGGTTTCTTGAAACACCTTCAATTGCTACTGCACCCATAACACCAGTTGCGTTTGCAACGTTTAGTGCTAGGTTGATACCGTTACCTGGTGTTGATGTTTTAATCCAAACATCGCCAGTTGCTACAATTGATGGAACTTTGTGGTGACGATCAAATGTTACTGTTGTACCATCTGAGATTGAAAAACGTTCGCCATCACCAACTGTTGAAAATACATCGTATGCTGTTGAATCAACACCAAGGCTATAGCTGTTAGGGTTAACAACTGTAACTGTAAATGCTTTACCGTCAATTTGTGAAATTCCTGTGCCAGTGATTTTAACTTTTTCACCGCTTACAAGACCGTGTGTTGCACTTGTTACAACCGCTGGATTAGCGTTTGTTACTGCTGTAATGTCTTGTGTTTGTGCTGAACCACCGTGTGCTAGTTTAACCCAGCTACCGCTTACGCCTTTGAAGTAAAATACTGCAATGTCGTTGCCGTCGCTTAGAACTGCTACAAGGTATGTTCCGTCTACAACTGTTGCTGATGGAGCAAATGTTCCTGCTACTTCGCCTGCTGTTGCTGACATATCAACTTCTACTGTTACGTCTTTAACAGTCCAAGTGCTACCATTGTATTCGTGAATACCGTATGAACTTGCGTCTGTGTCTAACCAATATGAAGCTGCACTTACAGGACCAGTTGGTGCTGTTGTTGATGCTACTAGTTCAGCCAAGTCAATGTCTGCACGAGTAATGTACGCTTGTGAACCTTGTCCTAGGAAGCTGTAAGCTGCCAATAGTCCGTATTCACTTGTTTCTGCGCCTTCTGCGCTATCGAAAACTGCGTTACCGAAGAACTGTGTTAGTTCTCTTTGTGATGTTACTGGAACAACTTTTCCAGCGTTAGTTGCTTTGGTGTATTTTGCAATGTTGTCACTTTCAGTGCCGGTTGGATCTGCTTTATCTTGTCTTGTGGCCACAACGACAAAAGGGATCGTGCCTGCACCTGGAGAAGCGTATGCGCTCTCGTCAGTGATTGTTACATCTACACCTGGTGATACTAGGGTTGCCATAATAATAGTCTCCTCTGGGTTTTTGATATCAAATACTTAGTTTTTGTAACTAGTAGTATTTACCAGAGATGTACTTATACTCGGTGGTTACGGTGATAACTACGCAGTTATCGACGCTTGTACCGTGCTATACAAATATTCTATTGTGCTGTTGTTGTTGATTATGAGGTCGTAATTTGAATCAGGTAAGATCCATTCCCATTCGCTAGGGTGTACGTTAGCTACTGCTCCGCCATTGTCGCGGCGTTGTGTAAACCAAGCAGGTAACTCGCCTCTACGTACTTGCCAAATTTCACCATTAACGTCTTTGATTGCTTGCATTTCATTTTCAAAGCGAACATCAGGAAGAACAAACTTCTTACCAGGGTTGTCAATGATAGTTTTTTTAACTAGGCTTACCCACACTCCATCAAAGAACCCATTGCGCATACAATCTGTTCCGAAAAGTTGTAGAACTAGTCTAGGAGTAACTTCAAATCCGGTTTCGCTTGTCCAGTACGCATCAGTAACTTCACGCCACTCGCGACTCTCCTTGGTAGCGCCTTCTAGCATCTCTCTATCCCAATCAAAGATACTAGCCACACCGTCTTTGAGTTTATCAGCAAAACTTAGTTTAGTATATCCGAACTCATCTACTAAGATGTCGCCAACTGTACCTTTACCGCTGCCTATTAGTCCGCAAATACCTACTACGTCTTTCATACTGAAACTTCTCCTAAGTTGTCTTTTAAATGTAAAATTATTGTAACACATTTTTACGTGTGCGTCAACACGGTCAGTTGTACTACGACTGATTTAATCCAAGTTCTTTGTATACCATTTGTACACCTTTGGCTTGGAAGTACGAGTCAGCAAGAGCATTGTGTAAATCACTTTGCATTGCTTTACGTGGATCTACTTTTGCCATACTAAACAGTGTACGGCTATCACGGACTTGCCAAAAACGCCAAGGAATAATTTTTCCACGTTGACGAAGCATATTTTCCATAATAGTAGCATCAAAGCCGTAGCCTTGTCCCCACAGTACATCAACGCCTACCATCCACTTCGGCAAACTGTCAAGAAATACA